ATTCTAAGTTATAACGTTCAGGATGAAGAGGATCTCCAGTTGCACGAAACTCTTCATCTTCTTCTGCTATCGCAGGGTATTTAACTACTTCCCATTCATCTGCCCCATTTTCTGCATGCTGTAGAAGCCTACCCGCTAGATCATCATCGTGCCATCTAGTCAAAATGACTAGTATACCGCCACCGGGGGAAAGCCTTGTGTAAGCAGTAGAGGTATACCAGTCCCACGTGGCTTCTCTATTGTTTTCAGACTCTGCATCCTCCCTGTTTTTTACCGGGTCGTCGATTAATAATACGTGCGCACCTTTACCTGTGATACCACCACCTACACCAGCTGCTACATAACCGCCTCCATGGGTCGTTTGCCAAGACTCTACTGACTGTGAATCTTTATCTAACTTTGTATTTTCAAAAACATTTTTATAATTAGGTTCTCTCAACAGTTGTCTAACTTTCCTAGAAAAACTCATAGCTAACGAGCCAGAGTACGAACAACTAATGAACTCATGGTCGGGGTTTCGTCCGAGATGCCAAGCGGGGAAGGCTATACTAGCTAGAGTAGATTTTCCATGCCTAGGGGGCATAAATAGCATTAATCTGGGAGATTTTTTATCTGCTACATCTTTACTAAATTTCTCTAGCCTTCTGCAGACATCTTTGTGGACCCACCCCGCTTGGTAGTCTGGATTAAATTTTTCTACAAACGGCAACATACGTTTTCTTGACAAAATACGCATCGCCAACTCTTGTTCTGCACGAATTTGTGCATTTTCTTCTTTTTTGTTTATTTTAGGTTGTTTTTGGGGTTGAGGAAGTTGATCTGCCTCATCGGCAGCGCAATACACGCATAACCCTTTAGGTAATACGAGATTATCTGCTAAAAGCTTTTTACACTTGTAGCATTCTACTTTTTGATGCTCCATTTACTTAATATTTATAAGTTTTTTTCTTTTTTGTAGCTTTTTTCTTCTTTTTTGCCGGTTTTTTCTTACCGTATCCATATCCTGGCATATTTTTTCTCCTTTTTTAACATTTCCAACGTCTTCTGGCTTGTCTTAGCCTAGAATTTGGGTTTTTTGCAGCTTTTGGAAACTTCTTCATCTGTCCTGCGCTTCTTGCACAATAAGATTTACGTCTTTTTGCTGCTTTTGAGCCTTTTTTAACTTTTCCTGTAACTGCAGTCTTTAATTTTGACCCTGGATTCTTTCTTCTGTAGGCTTTTACGCCTGCTCTAGTCATTCCAGCGCCAGCTTTTGTTGGCCTAAAATTTTTTTTGTTTCTTTTAGGCATTTTATCTCTTTTTCTTGGCACGGGTCCTCCTTTTTACTGCAGGTTTTCTTTTCCTGACTATAGTTTTTACGTTACGTGGCCTACCACCTGGGTTGCCTGCTGCACGTTTTCTCTTTACTGCGCTTTTACGTTGGGCCGCAGTCATAGACCGAGCCTTGGATCGTGGTACGCACTTCGGGTACTTACGTTTACCTTTCTTTTTAGCAGATTTCCTGCCACAGGGCTGGTACTTACCTTTTTTCTTTGGGGCACCAATATCGACCCAATCACCTTTAGGCCCTTTACCGAACCATGCGGTTAGGCCGCCGGTGGGCTTAGCCATTATCTATACCCGCCGCCGCGTTTTTTATAAGTTCTTACTAACCACCCATTGGCATATGCGCTGGGATAAACCTTAAACTTTCTTTTAGCTTCGGCTTTTACCCTTGCATATAAAGCTGGGTTAGTTGGCTTTGCGCCACTTTTCTTTTTAGTAGTTTTTCTTTTTGCTGGCATTTTTCTTTTTTCCTCCTGAATAGCCTTTATTTTTCTTGCCCTTTTTCATGGACATCTTTTTTACTGGTGCGTTTATACAATGCATATTACTTACCCCGTTACGCTACTTTTCTTTCTTTTAGCGTTTTTCTTTTTCTTTGCAGCTTCTTTACTTTTCTTTATTTGATCTCTCATTTTTACTTGATCAAGTTTTGGTTTTTTATTCATAAGCTGACGCATACCAACACCAACAGGCACATCTCTCAATGGTTTGTCTTTATAGTATCCGGCTTGCTCTTTTTTAAGAATATCTCTTTTTCTTTTTGCAGCTGATGCCTTATTAGCTTTTCGCATTTTTCGAATATACGGTCCGACTGGTTCATTTTTTATTGCATCCCACCCTCTAAGTTTTTCACTTTTATTAGTGTAAGACTTTGTAGTAGAATTTTTATCTGCAACCTTTTTTTCTTTTTTACTATGGGTACTCATTTTTTGCTCCTTTTTTTAGAATTCATAATTTTTTTCTGAAGAAACTTAGGCAAAGTTTTTTGTTTTGCGGTTAGTTTTTTCTTCGCTGGTTTTTTCTTTTTCATTTTATGTTTCATAAGTTCTCCTTAATATTTTTTCTTTTTAGGTTTTTGCCCAAGAGTATAAGTTTTACGTTTACGGTTTGTTGCTTGTGCTTGTTGTGCATATTTAGCGGATGCTTGTCGTTGCATTTTTTGTTGCTGTCTAGGAGACAGTCTATCTTCACCCAACATTGCAATTTTCATATCCATCTCTTTTGCACTTTGTTTAGCCCTTTTAGTTATTAACTTTTGTTTTTCTGCAACAGTCATATTGCTTTCATCTACAAGTCCAGCTTTTTTTAACCTCTGTTGAAATGTTGATTTCTTTGATTTCTTTTTCATACCTTTTGACATTTTCTTATACATGGCCATATATTATTCTCCTTTTGGTTCTAAATATTGAGTATCTACCCCAGCTAACTTTAACAGCTCGGAATCTGGTAGTCTTTCTAATCTTTCTAATTTATCGACGTTTATATTAACTTGGGTTGCTTGCTCTGGTGCAAATAGACCGTGGAGCTTGCATAGAGAATCGACAACATTTTTTTCTTCAGTTGCGTTTGCTGATTTACGGTGCGCTTCGAAATACATCTGAGTCGCGGTTGTACGATCAAACTTTACCTCTTCTCGCATTTCTTCTCTTAGATATTGAACAGCTTGTTGTACCTTTGGTTTTTTAAAAACTTCGTACACTGAATCCTGGTTCTTGTACCCCGCTGCACGACCCGCGGCCGCCTTACTCATGCCACGTAAAAAATATAAAATCAATCTTTCTTCTTGGACCGAAAGCTCGGACAATTTTACTCCGGCGTAGGGAAAATGAGACTGAAGTTCAATTCTGTCTTCGTCGGTTACTTCAACTGCTTGAGAAGTTAGTAAGCTCATGTGCTCAAAATAACACATTGAGGTGTATCTTGTAAATTTTTTGTTGAAAAAATTTTTTTTGAAAAATATTAAATATATCGCTCACACATCTTCTCCTCTATCATCACAGACCGCACTCCGTCCCCGATCCGTTTTACGTTTACACTTTCTTGTTTCAGTCATTGGAACCTTGTTTTGGTTTTTTGACCCTGGTCCACGTACCGTGTACCACGCTTCTATGTCTACTACTATCATAACTACTATCATCATCCAAGCATGAGCTTACATCCTCATGCTTGGGGAATGTTCCGTTGGTTCCACGGCCTCAACCCCATGTGGAACCAGTTCGTGGAACCACGACAAAGCTATATTGTGTATGGCTTTGCTTGCCAACGGAACATCTTCGGTTCCATGGTTCCGCGAAAAACAAAACTGGATTTTGTAGCGGACCGTGGACCGTGGTTATGTAATTATTGTTAATAAACCTAAAAGTAATGGAACCAGTGGAACCATCACCTATAACCCGCATTCTTACTGCGTTATTTGTGTTCCACGAGTCGTGGAACCAAGTGGAACCAGTGGAACCACAGATAGCCCTTCCAGAGCTATCTGTTGTTTAGTTTTATATGTTAATTAAGGAGAAAGTTATGAAATTTGTTATATCAACTCAATATCTAGAGAACTATGGGTATCATGATTCTAGGGAATCAGATGGTAAATACCCTGAAAACCATTATTGGAAGTTCAAGGGTGGCACAGACTACATTGTTACTGGCTTTGACAGCCTAGCTGACGCAGTAGCTTTTGTCCAAGCTACTTTGCACAAGTTTGGTAATACTATTGGGACTAAAGAATTCCCAAGAGTGTGGAGAACTTTTGAAAAGTGGGAGGAAGAACTTTCCGAGCACGACTCTGAACATGAGGCATATCTTCGCAAAACCGCGAAGCGTCTTGACCCAAGAGGTCAATCCGCTATAGACCTCTTGGACAGAGAGGTCTCAACAGATACTACGCACCCGTAGTATCTGTTCTTTAGTTAGGTGTATTTAAATAATAGGAGGTTATTATGGAATAC